CCCTTGCGCGAATTACACGATTTGCACGCGCTTGTTAAGTTATCTAAATCGAAAAGGCTACCGCCCACTTTTCTTGAAGTTATGTGATCGACAGTCGCATTGCTACCTTCAAGGTGTGTGCCACAATAGGTACAGACATAACCATCACGTGCTAACACACGCAACCTAATGTCCTTCCACTTCTTAGAACCTAATGCTTTGTTACTCAATGCCATCCTTTAAGTTGCCAATGTTTTAACGCTGCACATGCGTTGATGTACCCATCCTTATCAACACCATATTTACCATAGATGTAGGACAATCCCCAATCTATTTGTTTGTATGAGTTAGCACTCTTTAGATACTCACTCTTGCCTTGAGGTATTCCATACACCTGCTGTTTACCATTTAGATTACCTACTGCTTTGCTATTCCAAGCACTTTCTTTTCCATATAAGGTACTTAGACATTTATATTGAACAATGCTTTCAATACGCATTTGAGCGTACTCTTTATCTGATATTGGTTCATGTCTTACTAATGCACTAACGGAATCAATCTCTTTCGACGAAAGACTTAATGCAATTAAGACAAGGGCTACCCCAAATGCTACAAGCCACGAACTCGCGAGCAATCCGCTACGGCGGCTCGCGTTCGCGCTTTTAGGCGCGTCGCTTGCTTGAAGCATATCGTATCTGTCAAATCGTTTCAACGTGACTTTTCCTTCCGTCTCACTATATGAGATGTGATTTACACCACATATAAGTACAACTTATTCTTAAGTCATCTCCTTCCGCCCATGTTTCATCCCAACCGGCTTGGCTCATATACTCATCCAACCGATATAACCTGAATCAGGATTATCTTTTAACCATTGTTCTCTGAGGGCATTTTGATAAGCCCAATCAATGTCTGTTGATTCTTTATCCATAACCCTCACTCCATTCATGACCGCAGTCATTACATTCATGAAAGTAATCTTTATTGTAATTTGTAGTGGTGGTGTTATACCTTAAACACTCAGGGCATTGATCTTTGCGCATATAGGGCAGGACATACCTTCCATTAACCATTGCCCACACTTCTTGCAGCGCACTGGCTCAGTCATTTAACACCTTCATAAAATCTGACATGGGAAGTAAGACAATGTAATCCTCTACTTTCTCGCCTTGCCCATTGCAACGCAATACCACGAAGGCTAGTTTATCGGATTTACGCTCTTTTATCTGCTTTATCCACCCTAAAGGGCTGAATTTTGTTACTGCTTTAACCTCTACGTCAAAAGGAGTGCCTAGGATGTCACTCCCCTGACGACCTGCCCCCGTGGACTCGGCATACGGATACCAAGCCCGCAGATACTCAGCGACTACACGCTGCGTTCGATAACCTCGGTGTTTACGCGATTGGGTTGACATGTGGGTAGTCGATATGATTAATGCTAGTGCAATATGGGCACACTTTGACGCCATCCATGTTAATCATGCGTGGGTCGTTGCACATTTCGCAGCACTCAGACAATGGCACAATATCTAATTGCACCCCATCATCTTTGAACGTGGCTTTAACACCATGTTCGTCAATCATTTCCATTTCACCCATTTGAAAGTCCTAACATGTAATAACCTATAATTACTGCAAGTCCCCTTAGATGGTCGTATTCATTTGATGTTCCTAAGGTTTTGCATGAATCTTGACAACTATGGTGTTCCATCAAGATTAAGTAAGTTTGATCTATTGCCTTTTGCAACTCAAGCATTTTCATATCCTTCCTCAAAGTACCAAATTCCATTTGAGGTTTGCTTAGCCCAGTTAGCGTGAGCATCTACACCTTTTTTACAAACATATCCGTAATAAGGTTTGCCTTTACCTTTCGATATACCTTGTTTAAGGATATGCCCATGTTCGCAAGGTTGCGGTTCTTTTGGACTTGCTTTAGCAATTGCATTTACCGCATCTCCTATACCCCAAGAAACCGGCTGAGGTTCTCTCGGCTCAACCGGCTTTTTGGTTTCCTCGTTGATAGGGATACGAGATTCTAGTTTTTCCTTAAAGGTCATTACCTTTTCCATCTCAGCACGATTGGCTCTTGGTGCTTTTTCACCTTCTCTAGTTGTGCTGAATTGAGGTTTACCAGTATTAGTGATTGCTCTTGCATAAGCACTCGTTTCGGCTTTCTCAATAGCAAATTGAGTTTTCATGTTCTCTGCTGCCAACCCCATAACCCAAGCATGCGGGTCAACCTCAGTTCGCCATAAGATTGCCTTTACAACGACCCAAGTATCACCATTTGAATCTTTATAAAACTCATGATTGACCTCGTATCTAAAGTCAGGATTGTCTTTTGCGAACAACTCAATCCGTTCCTCAGCCGTCATGTAGTTATCTAAATTAAATGCCATCTACCTCACCTTTATATTCTGTGTCATACTCTTTGAGTATTTGATTGTATATCGCAAGGTAGCCGATTCCGTCTTTAATTGAATCAACATGTGTAGGTGACTCCGTGAGACGACTGACTTTGACGAGCAACATGCAACAACTGACCTGCATTGGTGAAATGTAATCTCCAAGGTAGGCACTCCATAGTTCTGAGATTCTTTCGTGGTTGGTTCTTGCAGAACCATAGATTTTGCCTCGATTCTGCAAGGTTAATTTAACCTCGTCTAATAGGTCATCTGTTCTGTTCATAGTCAAAAACCTTATCTGTTGTAATTTTGTTTTCAATCATTCGGCGGTGCATATTCCATCCATCCCGACGACCAATCCAGTAATAGCGTGCCTCGGCTTGAGCCTTGATTCCAACATAAATCCAAATCAAAGTTATAATTCCGACTATCGACCATAGCCACATAAGTCCAGCGTCTTTTAGACTCATGCAATCACCATCCAAGAGGCGTAATCTGTTGTAATTACCCAATCAGCAGTTGCAGCATCATAAGAAATTGAATAATCTTGTTTTTGATCTGCAAGAAATTGAACTGCTACCAACGCGCTAACGTAAGTATCAACCCAATATATAAATTTGTGTTTCCAATTAATGTCATCATCAAATCGGTTTTTTTGTTCAATCCAACCATCATTGCCAGCAAACTCCATTTGACAGGTGGTTAGACGTTCAAAATCGAGGGCTGTAATTTTCATTTAATTAGTTCCAATGAAGGGTCTAAATTAACCTGAGACACAATGCGGATACATGGTTTGCATATTAAATTGCCATTTATTGCTTTATATCCATATGTAAAATATGTTTGATTACATAGTGAGCAGTTCATTTTTTTCCTTTTCTGTCGGAAGCCGTTACTTCCTGACATGAGAAGGATGACACACACCACCGACGCCAGCAATTAAAATGCCGGCGTGGCGTATAACGATTTTGTTACTTGTAAAGTTTGCCCTCAAAGATAAATTGATGATTATTAATAGGTATAGGAATCACCTGAACTTTACGCTCTTGAACGTAGGCAACGGCAAAACCTTGTTGCCAGTTGGCGTAGCCCCTTGTATAAGCCATGCCGCTTGAGGCTAGGTCAACCAAATTGCCAACCTCTAAACCCCACACAGTACGCCCTAATTGACCCCTAGAAGCCTCTGTAAAGGCTGATAACCCTAGTCTGTGGGTGTGACCACACACCACGCTCTTTCCTAGCCTTCTAGCCCCATTTAACGCGGTTTGTGAAGGTACTTGGCTAAGAGGGAAAGCATCTCCATGAACTGCCGTCCAGCCGTATGCCCAGTCAAGTCCGTAGGGATGAAATTTAATCTTGAGTTTATCATACCCCATAAAACGTTCATATTGGAGTTCAGGTAAATTGAGAAAGGATGGGAGTCTTTTCTTAATTGATCGATAGAGTCTGATTCCATGATTGCTGCCTAGAACGTCAGTAACACCAAGATATTGCAAAACCTCTTGGGTAAACTTTCTATCATCATCTAGGTTTCCAACCATTTCGTCAATCGTGCCGGCGTTAAATCCGCCCAGTTGTGGTAAATCTATTTCGTCACCAATTTGAATGGTGCGGTGAGGTTTCCACTTTTGCAAAAAACGTCCTACTACTTTGACTGACTTCTCGTCTATAAAAGGAGACTGCAAATCAGAAATAAAGGCAATTCTCTTTATGCTAATCGTCATCCTCGTCCGGTGTTGGAATGACTGGGATTATGGCATCAGGCTTATCATTCGCTACCCAGTCCGGTAACGCTGATGGCTCTTGCATAAAGAACCAAGCCAACTCATTACTGAAACCAGCCTTCTTGGCTGCTCTGTATATCTCATGTTTTGTAATGAAATAAACGTCTAGTTTTGATAAAGGCTCAGGAGACTTTCTTACAACTCTCCTATTAACCTTTTTTCTTTTCTTTGTGTTTGCCATAATAAAATTCTACTTCCTACTAATGACAATAAAGAGTTCATCTATCCTTTTTGAAAGGTGTGTCGTTTCTGTTTGTAAGGCTGTCAACTGATCTTTCATTGAGTTGCCCCCATTCGGGCGAAGTTCGTTTAGCCAACCTTTTACCAGCCAGCGCAAGCCAGCAAGTAATCCAATTAATGTTGTGGTAATTCCAGCAGCAAAGCCAGCCCACTCAAGGGCTGTCATTACTCTTTGCTACCTAAGCCAAATGCTGTGTCGTCAGGATTCATAGCACGCAAGATAGGTGCTACAAATGCGACTAAAAAAGCCTTCCAAATGTCATCAAATGAACCTGAAGGATTGGTTACGTAAACAGTTGCAAGACAAACAAATGCGCTGCGTCCGTATGATTGTATTGCTGCGATTACTTTCTTATTCATTGTTACCCCCTAGTAGTGGTATGTTAAAAAACTCTGAGTTATTGTCTTGATCTTTTCTAAATGAAATGTGTATGTGGTGATC